ACACCATCGATAACGTTCCTTATATCATCTCCAGTCAATGTCCAGCTTTAACCGATAGTGGAACGGCAGCAGACACATTATGTCTTGCCTACGGTTCACTAAACAATTATGAATTAGCCATCTTCTCGGGTCTTGATATTCAAAAGAGCACCGAGAACCGCTTTAAAGAAGGCATCATCGTCTATCGTGCCTCGCTTTTCGCCGGCGGAAACGTCACGGCTTATAAAGGCTTCTTACGCGTTAAGAAGGTTGCGGCTCCAACCGCTGAATAGAGATATTCATTATGAGTGCGAGCGAAAACCTATTACCTTTAATAAAGAAAACGCTCTTGATTCCCGAGGCGGAAACATTTGCCGACCTCGAAATCAGCGCACTCATCGATAGCGCACTCGCCCTAGTGAAGTCTACTGGGGTGAGTGACTCCGCTCTTGAAAGTAAGGAAGTATCAACGATCGTCATTATCTACGTTAAGACTTTCTTTGGGTTTCAAAACGATGGAAGTGTCAAGGAACTGCCGGAAGCATTCTATTTCCTTCTGAAGCAAGTTTCATTGACCAAGGGGTCATAGTTATGCCCTTTCCTAATAGTCCAAACATTGTCATCTCCCTACTAAAAGTAACCAAAGAGCGAGAGAAGTATCAAATCACTAATCTCAGAAAGACGATTGGTATTGCCAGGAGTCTCACTCGTGAAGAATGGAAAGCCTCCGTGGAAACGAAGGTCAACATCGATTACAAGGTATCAATCAATACCTTTCTTTATCAGAATGAGAAGTTTGTTATGATCGATGAGCATTTCTATAAAATCGAGCGAACGTTTGTTGGTGGACAGTTCGTGGAACTCTACTTAAGCGAAACCCGTCTTAGCAAAGAAGACTTCTATGGATGGCACAACTATGAATGAAATTGCCGGCAAAATCTCGTCAATTATCACTGATTACACTAATAAAAGTGTTGACTTGCTAGAAAAGAGAATCGACGAGTGTGCCGATGAAATACTTGTTTATATTAAGGAAAACGCTCCTCGAGGAGATAGTAACAGCCACCTTGCTGATTCATTTATCAAGACTGTGGTGGGGGAAGGGAAGAATGTAACGATATACATCTCTAGCAAAAGTAAGGGTCGGATCGTTCATCTCATTGAATTGGGATTCCGTCATACGAGTGGGAAACATGTACCGGCTCATCCGTTTCTAAGACCGGCTTATGACACCTTCTCTCCCAAAATGCTTGAGGACTTAAAAAGGATAATCGCCTATGGCTCTACATAATGATCCCATTCACAACATCTTACGACGAGTAACCCCCAACGTTTATTACTTCCATAATCGTAACGATGATAGTGAAGAAACAAATAAACTCCCTTATATCGTCTTTCAGATCATCTCCAAACGACCGATTGCCCGAGACGACATAGCGGAACTCTATAAAGTCGAATATCAAATCTCAGTCGTCACTCGAAAAAGAAACGAAGCCTTGATTGTAAAGTTCGAGCAAACCCTCCAGGGTCGTGGATTCATACCCACGCTCATCAGTTCATTTCAAAACGACGACTATTCAATCAATCGCGTTTACAAAGTTGAAATTATATCTAAAGGAGGATATTAAAATGGCAACTAACAAAGTAACATTCGGACTAAAAAATGTCCGCTATTCACTAGCCACACAAAGTGCAGGTGGTGAATGGACTTTTGGTAATTCAGAAGCCTTACCAGGAGCCCAGGAACTATCGACTGAAGTCATCGGAGGAAGCCAAAGCGTATATGCCGATGATTCCGTCATCGCGACCCTTGTGCAAAATGCAGGACGTAACATCTCGCTAAAAGTCACAGAAATTCCTGATGAATTTAAAGTTGATGTACTTGGCTATAAGAAACTCGCCAACGGTAATCTTGTAGAAGTTACTAACTCCAGCGTCAAAACCTTTGCTCTTGGCTTTGAATTTCAGGGCGACGCCAAAGGCCGTCGTGTCTGGTTTTATCTCTGCTCGGTGACACCCATTAATGAAGCGACGAAAACCAAAGGCGAAAGCGTTGAAGCCAACGGAATTACCCTCAGTATTGTTGCTCGTCCAATTGAAGTAGGCAACTACCTCATCACCCATGTGATCGCGAATTCAGAAGACACTAACTATGGCGATTTCTTATATGTCGCACCGCAGTTACCGACGATTGTTAGTTAGGAGTGAACATGGAAAAGACACTAGTTATCCGCGATAAGGAGTACCGTTTAAAAAGCTCTTTGTTTTCGATTATCAGCTATAAGAATACCTTCGGTAGTGAACTCTTTAGCGACATCAGCATCCTCGACACTATATCGAATAAAGAAGAATTGACGACCTTATCAGCGGTCATCGATGTCATCTTTCGCATCACCTATATCCTCCATAAGCCTTTTACCAATCAAAGTTATGATGAGTTCCTTGGTGGATTCGACTTTGCCATCTTAAGCGACGTCAAAGAGTTAGAAGCGATTGCTAACACGATTGCCGAGCTTTTGGGAACCGTTAAAGAAAAAGGCGACGAACAACCAAAAAAAGAAATTCCCCACCCATAACGGCCTCCATCATCTTGAACCTTGCCAAACTCGGCATCCAGATAAGTGAGAGTTGTTACTTCGATATCGCCACTTACGCTGAAATCATTGAGATAGAACTTACCCATGTCGGTGGGGGAAATAATCGGAAGGCAACCCAAAGCGATATCGATCGATTTTTACTTTAAGAAGGGAGGTCGGCTCTAGATATGGCTGAAACCATTAAAGGTCTTAACATTAAGCTCGGTCTAGATACGACTGAACTCGAACAGAATCTCAAGAGTATTACAAAAGAACTAAGGGAAGAACAAAAAGACCTAAAGTCGATTAATAATGCCCTCAAGTTCGATAGTGGTAATCTCGTCCTTTGGAAAGAAAAACAAGACAAGCTCAACTCAATTCTTGAAACCACGAAGAAGAGGTTAGGAGCTCAAAACGTTAAGTTAGAAGAAGCCAAGAAAGCCGTTCAAATCGGTGCGATATCCGAAGAAGAATTTAACTCCTTGAAACGTTCGGTGCAATATACCGAAACAGATATCGCAAAACTCAATAATGAGCTTCAAATAACCAAAGACAAGATTAAATCTATTGGTTCGATTAACCTTGACCAGTTAAATAAGATTGGCACAAATCTCACCAAGTATGTGACGGCACCGATAATCGGTGCTGTTTCGGCATTAGGCATCTTAACCAAAAAGACGATGGAAACGGCCGATGAAATCAGTGATAATGCTAAAAAAGTTTATCTAGCGACTGAAGCCTATCAAAAGTGGGCATATGCCTTCAAGATACTTGGGGTTGAAGAAGAAACGATGAAGAAGTCGTTCATCAAACTCAATTCTCTTCTTGGTGACATCTCCCAAGGAAACGGCAGTAAATACGAAGAAAGCCTTCGCCAAATCGGGTTATCGACAGAAGCCTTGATTGGCTTATCTCCCGATGATGCCTTCAACTTGATTCGAAATTCTCTTTCAGAATTAGAAGATGAAACCTTACGAGTGGCCATTGCCAATCAAATCTTTGGCGACAAAATCGGTTCTGAACTCGCCCAGGTGATCAGTGCCACAAGCGGCGAGATTTCGGCATTAAAAGATGAAGTAGAAGCGCTTGGCATTATCACTGATGAAGAAGCTGAGATTGCCGGAAGATTTACTGATAGTCTTGATAAACTCAAACAATCCGCTCAGTCACTAGCAATGAAACTTTCAGTCGCCTTTGTTCCCGTCCTAGAAAAGATTACTGATGTCATTCAGACAAGACTCATTCCTGCAGCTAAAAACATCATTGCATGGTGGAATAACCTCAGTTCTTCAACGAAGAAGATTACAGGTGTTCTCATCGGCATACTAGCGGCCATTGGACCAGTCCTTGTTGTAATAGCGAAAGCCGTCCCGTTAATTAGTAAAGTGAAAGATGCTTTTTCTGCATTAAAATTGGGAAGTCTCATTCAAGGATTAAGCCTAGGGAAAGTGGCCATCATCGGCTTGGTGGCCGCATTAGCTCTTTTGCTATTGAAAAACGAGCGATTCCAGGCAGTGTTAAAAGGTCTATTTGAGACTCTCCAAAAAGTCCTAGAACCGATTGGGGAACTAATTGGAAAACTCGTCTCGGCACTTTCCCCTTTACTTGAAACCATTACTAACGAATTAACCCTAATCGTTGATGCACTCGTCGGCCTATTGGAAAGAGTTCTTCCTCCGCTAATTTCGATTATCGAAGTGGTGGTAGAAGTGATCAAAGTCGTTTTAGACGTTGTCATCGAATTGATAAATAGAATTCTTCCGCCCTTAATTAGCATCATAAACCTGATCATCGAAATCATCATTTCTCTCATTCCCATCGTCAAACTTATTGTTGATATCGTGGGGAATATTCTTACAAAAGCATTAAGCGTCATTATAAGCATTCTCGAACCGATTAAAACGATACTGACTCTCATCGTCAATGTTATTGGAGTGCTCTTTAATGCTTTATCCAAGATTATCAATGCCATCCTTGTACCACTGACCAAAATCATCGAAGTGGTCTTTTCGCTATTAAATATTGTGGCGGATGTATTGATAAGCATCATCGATATCGTCGTGGCGATTTTAATTCCAGTCCTTAATATCATCATTGCCTTATTAGACCCGATACTTTCGCTTATTGGCACGTTGGCGAAAGCCCTCGGAGTATTAATGGAAGTCCTCGCTCCGCTGATCGACTTATTTTTAGCGCCTCTAATTCTCCAACTTGATTTAATCAAGTTACTGCTTGAAGTATTCGCCCCATTACTCACCATCATGGGTGATGTTATCGGTGCGATTTTAGTTCCAGCCATTGAAGTACTGACCACTGTCCTTGAACCCGTTCTCTGGTTACTCGAACAAATTATCAATGCCATCAGCTGGATCATCGATAACATCAGCAAAGCTTTCAAGGGTATCGGTGATTTCTTCAATGGTGTTAAGAATTTCTTTGGCGGTTTATTTTCCGGAAATCTTTTCCAATCTAACCAAAGCGAAACTAAGAATGCCTATACGACAAATAACGTTGTCGTTAACACCTCAAGCAGTAGCTTTGATATCGAATCCATCAATAAAGCTTTAGGAGGTGCCTACTGATGCGCTCCCTAAAAATCATCAATGAATATGGCCAGAGCATCGAACTCACTGGCAAAGTCCTCATTAACGGCATCGAAGGACTGGGTATCACAAGAGAAAACGAGTATCTTGCCTTTCGTGATCGTTATTCATTAGCAAGAATCAGCCATGGACTAGGAGATATTACTCTTGGTCTCGTCTTTTTAGAAGGTTATAGCGGATATAAAGACTTTGTCCTTTTCATCTCACGTGCGATCAAGCTGTTCCTTGAGTATAAGACGAACGAAACCTATCTCGCTAAGATTGCCTTTAAAGAAATCACCAAAGGTGAGATATCGTTTGGAAGTATTCAAAGTAACCTCACCATCGTGAAGTTATCCCCTTGGTATCGAAGTAGCGAGTTTGCTCTTGAAGTGTCGACAACTGAATCCGATAAAGAGTTCCCTTATGTCTATCACTACACCTATGGCGCTAACGCTAACGGATCCATGCAGATTACAAATAGTGGCGACTCCGATGCCTATTTAAGTCTCAAGATTATTGGAAGGATGAAAAACCCATATGTCATCATCAATAAAAACGGAGAAACGATAGGAACGTTCAGATTGTTTTATGAAGGTGAAGACATCGTCTCCATGTCGAGTGTTCCCGAAGACGAATATATCAAAGTTGGTGATGAAAATGCCTACCAACTTCAAGATTTTACTTGTAAGAATTTTCTAACGATTCCTAAAGGTGAATCAGAAATAGTTTTCTATCCCGGAACCAGTGATCCGGCGACTTGCTATCTCAAAATTGAAGAAAGTTTTGAAGGTGTCTAGCTATGAACCTACTCATCTATAGC